GCCATAAAGTCTTAATGGCTTTGTTTTATCAAAAGCGCTCTCTAATGCATTGGCTAAAATTGAATCAGCATGCTGAGAGGTTTCAACATCATGGCTTTCATTAGTTCTTTGATAAAGAGTGGGGGTACTAAGATTATTAATTACTCCCAATTCTTCTTCAAGAAGCTTGGCACACTTTGTATTCCTAGTGTAAAATTGGTTATATAGTTTCTTTACTTCTCCTCTAGATATAAAGACTTGTTTATCAGCTAATTTACCAATGACGTGTGCCAGCATGCGAACTGTTTGATCATTTGGAAAATTTTCTGCACATCTCTTTAATTTTGAAGCAAGCAATGGAGCGGCTAACTTTTGGTTATCATCCATTGTTTTTGAAATAGAAACCGCTAATTCTGCTATTTTATCAATGCTCATTAAAACACCTGTTCCTATTAAGCCAGTTCCGGATACTTCTTATAAAGTTCCTGTCTAACATCGTCGCCTGCCTCATTAAGTAATGCGGCAGCTAATTTCTTGTTTTCTGCCAATTTTTTTGGCAAATACTTTGAAACAAAAGCTATTTCGTTAGAAGGAATCCCTAATTTAGAAGCAGCTACTCTAACTATTGGATCACCTTTGTAATAAACATCAATCATAGATGATGTTTTGTTTAAAACGACTTCCCAGCTGGAGGCTGTAACTTTAGCAGCATCTTCTTGCTCATCATATAATGCAACGATGTAATCTCCATCATCTGCACTTTGAACTTGCCAAAGTTTACTTGAATCATCGCCGTCACTGAAACGAACTACATCAAAAGCAACTCTTTCGATTTTGTTTTTCACATCAGAAAGTTTATATGCTTTCTTGTAAACTTTTTGTTCTAGATTATCATAATCTAATGAGAATTTTGACATTATGTCTCCTACTGGGCACGGTACGTTCTATTATAGATAGATTATTATTGATAATAAGCCCAGCTAAAATTAAAACGCTAAAGATATAAAATATGGGGTATTATTCCTGTTTATCAACCCAAACACGCTTCCCATCTACAATTTTCCAAGTTTTACCCTTATAAACAGTCGATTTACCTTTAACTGCTGCTCCAATCTTCTCTTTAGCCTCTTCAGTATGCTTATATCCCAAAGAGTTTTGTTTACCTAAACAATTCTGATTTCCCTTTAAAGATTGAGAAAGATGTTTAATATGTTCTTTGCTTTTTATTTTACCCTTTAAAATTTTACTAAGTTTATTTTTAGTATTATCTGATAATTTCTTTCCTGTATGTGATTTTGATAATTTTTCTCTTGTTTCCTTTGTTACTTCGTGTCCCATTTTAATCTGAGATATTTTCTTTTTCCATTCATCCGTTTTAGGAGCTACAGAACCTCCATTGGTTAAATTGTAACCATTATTTAAACTATCATAGTATTGTATGAAGTATTCTTCTGCCCAATTAATATCATCTTGATTTTTGCACCCAAAAATTACCTCAAAAATAAAATTGTCCAAGCCATACTTTATAATCGCATGGTGGACAATTTGTGTTGGTTTCTTATATTTAGCGGCTGCTTTATGTGCGCGCCATCTCTGAGCGACATCTTTAGCTTGACCAATATATATTTTACCGTTTATTTTGTTAGTAAGTTTATAGATAAAATGCGTCATACACATTATATATCAAGTGTAACGAGTTAATATTTTGTTTCCCTTAAATCTTGCATTCTTGTAAGAATTGCCTTTATTTTATCATCGTTTTCAATGATTTTCTTTATTTTTTTACGGGCGCCGCCATAAATTTTCTTGCCATTCTTATAATCTACGTTCCCATTTAAAGATTTAGTAATGGAACTTTGATTAACATTAAGCATCTTAGCTATCTCCATTTGGGTATAGCCGTCAGCATAAAGCTTAATAACTTGCTTTTGCCTATCAGTTAATAAATCATTTACAATTCGCCAAAATTCTTTACGAAGATCTTCTTCTAAATCCATCAGCTCTTCATTATACATGAATGAGTCCAACCTATTAGAAATACTGTCCGCATTAGTAAAGGCTTCCATCATATCATTAGAGCAAGTGGTCTCCAACAAAACATACTGATACTTGTCGCTTCGATTCTTTCTACGCTCCATATAGCACCTCACCTATTAAGTCAGAATGCTATATATCAAATTATTGCTATTTTTTGATTCTAAGTATCGGTCTTACAGGATTTTCTTTTATACACTCATCTAAATCCTTATATGGCTCTGGAATATAAAAATCTTTAATGTTAGCTAACTTCCCAAATTTATCTTTGATAAATTTTCTTCCTCTATCTCCAGGCTCATCATTATCCAATAATAGATTAATATTTTTTGTGTATCTGCAAATAAGTGATAATTGATAAGCCGTCATTTGAGAATTTCCTAAAGCAACAACATTCTTAAATCCAACTTCATGAGCCTTGATGACATCAAATTGACCTTCAACTATATAAACGCAATCTTCTTCAAGAATACTTTGCTTAGCTTCAAATAATCCATATAAACAATTACCCTTTTTAAAAACCGTATTTTTATATTTAATAAGCTTTAATTCTTTTCTCTTATCTTCCGATAAGAGTGTTCTACCAATTAAACCTATTATTTCTCCATAAGTATTTCGATAAGGAATAATTAAAGGGTGGTCTTCAAAAAAGGGTTTATTAATTTGGCTATAACCAAATGAATCGGTATATTGCCATTTTTGAATCAAATCCAATTTAAGTAAAACATCTTCGCCCACTTCACGTATTAAAATATCTATATAATTAGAGCTTGGAAAATAACCCACATTAAAATTCTTTTGACTATCTTTACTAAGACGAGCATCTAAATAATTGCGATACTCCTTTGCCCCCGGAAAATTATTTAATAAAAAATGACAATTATCAGCAATGATTTCTAAATACTTCATTCAGGTTCACGTCTCTTACTCAATTGATCTTTTAACATATTTTTATAAATAGGACTTAAATGATTTAACGGCTTTAAACAAGATGGACAAACTACATCGTCATTTTCAATGACGGGAGTATCTTCTTTTTGGCAATTGCCACATTTGGTAGCAAATGGCGCTACATTTTTAGGTCGATATTGTTTAAGAGTTTTTAACTGAACTTTCATAAAGTGATTAACATTAGTTATTTCTTTATCACATTTAGAACAATAAATTTTATCAGTTTTAGGATCAAGCCATGCTTCTTGAACCTTCATACAGCCTTTATGTGGGCATTGTAATTGGACGGGCATTTAATTCTCTTTTTTTAACAGGTAGCTTATCAAAGCTTCTATATCCTGAGGATAGTCTACGATAATATCTATTATTTGATTTCCATTTCGCGATACACCTAAATTAGGTATTATTACCTGTTGACCATTTTTGGCTTTTTCAGATATTTTTATTTCTTTGGCGCCATCCAATGTGTCTACGGATTTATCGCAACCTGTTAAAGCTTCCAATAAAGTAATGTTAAGAGGAACATGTAAATTATGTTCTTTAATTGTGCAGTTAAATGGGGCAACCTGAACGTGTAGATGCACAAGCGCATCCGTATGCGCCTCGCCTGAACCGAAGAAATTGTTTACCACTTCGACGAAGTTCCCCATGCCCTCTAAACGCAGAGCGTTACCGTCGCTCACACCGCCCGGAACAGTCACAGTAATCGTGCGTGTCGCTTTCACGCCACCAGTTCCAGAACAAGCCTTACACGCCTCTGAGGGGCTTTTGCCATGGCATTTTCCACAGGTTTGCTGAATGATCATATTACCTTGTTGAATAATGGTTGCGCCTTTGCCACCACATGCACCGCAGCCATTATGTAATGAGAAAACTCCTTGCCCATTACATCCATCACATTTATTTCTTTTTTCATATGTAAAATCTCTTTTACATCCAAAAATTGCATCTTTAAAAGATAAGTTTGCATGCAAACTAATTACTTCTTGCTGCGTGCGCTGTCTTCTTTTATTTCCCCCGAAAAAATCATTTATGCCGCCGCTAAATGGCATTTGAACATCTTCGCCTTTTTGAATGACGTTGTATGCTTCGTTTATCTTTTTAAATTTTGCTTCGGCATCGGGAGATTTATTTATATCGGGATGATATTTTTTAGTTAATTCCCTATATTTCTTCTTAGCTTCATCTTGAGTTGAGCTAGTGGCAATTTCTAAAATAGAATATGCTTCTTGTAAATTCATTTCTTCTTACTCTTTGGCTTTTTTGTTTTCCCAGTTAAAAATAAAGCATAATATAAAGCAACAGCCACAGCATCTGCCATATCTCTACTTTCTTCTTTTACGGAACCACTCTTTTTATACTCATAAGGAAATGTAATACCCAAATGTTTTGCCACAAGGTCTGGCATATCTTCTTTTTTTGGAAGATCTTTATTTAATTTTAGCCCATGACGAATAGTCATAACATTGAGTAATTTTGGATAATCTTTTAAATAATCGTATGCGGACACACATACCATTCTATTAAATGTAGCAAGAACAACTACCGTGGTCGCCGTGCTCTTGGGCATGAATTTTATTAAATCTTCAATACCAATATAATCAGGCTTAACATCATTAATTATTTGAATAATCTTTTCTCTCGTACTAATTATTTTTTCTAAGATTTCGCCCTTTTTAGTTGGCTTGAAATAGGATGCAGATATATATTTAATACTATCATCACTATTAATTTCTAATACTGACCAGCCTATAGTTGAACTACTCACGTCAAAACCAAGAACTATTTTACCCATATAGATAAATATATCTATACAAATAGAAACGGCTCAGAAGGTTAGTTCTGAGCCGTTATTTGAATGGAGGAGAAAAGTATTACTGAGTGTCTTCGGCAAAAGCTGGGAATGCTTTGCCTAATTCTTCATCATCCGTCATATCAACGGTGGGCGTTCCAGCGCGTGCGGCTGGTTTGCCACTAGTTCTGGCAGCGGCAGCTTGTGGAGCGGGGGCTCCGTCAGCTCCGAAAATCTTATCCAATCTCTTTTGGACATTTGCGGCGTCGGGTGGCGTAACTCTACGTTGCAAATCTTCCAAATCGGCAGTATCCTTAATGGATTGATCTTCTGCAGAAAGTGCTTCTTTGCTGTAGGTTTGAACGGTGTAGTATGCAGAAGGTCCACCCTTTGGATCAACAAAGATGTTGATATCATACTTTTGTGGATCGCCAAGCTTTGGGTTTTTGGCATGCTTTCTAATTTGCTGGAAAACAGCCCATCCCATATCAAGGATTCTATATGCACCAGTTTTGCGATCGACGACTCCAACTAGCCAACGTGGCTTAGCCTCGCCATGAACGCATGCTGGACAGCTACCACCAATAGCTGAACACATTACTTTTTGTCCAAAGTCCTTTGGGTTGTTTGCATCCCTCTTGACCTTATGCACTAAGTATTGATGTGGGGAAGTAACGAATCTAACTTCGTTGTCACCCTCAGTTAATCTTAAAAATAAGTCTTTGTTTCCAGACTTCTTATCCTTTGAATCACCAAAATCTAAATTATCAGTCCAATTGACTTCTCCGAATGTACTCATTTTATTCTCCTATTTAACTATTCTGTTTTTTCGTTTCGACCGTAACCAATTAGCTGGTTACAAATTTAACATATCTAGTTCTCGCATGATCAGTACTACGACTGAATCTTACTGCAACTTTTCTTACTCTTAATCTTCTTACCGCTTTGTTTAACGCGACTCTTAATGCACTTGGAGATCCAGGCCAATTTTCAGGAACTTTCTTTCCTAAAACTCTCGTAAGAGAGTTATCAAGCTCTGTCATTGTTCCAGTCCAACTGCCCGAAGTCCTTTTATTCAAAAGGGCTAACACGCCCGTTAAAATTACGTCAGATAACTGACCACTTTCTCTGTTATTAGATACCATTTTATTGCTCACTTTCTACTTATTTTTTATCTTTATTTGCTTTAAATACCAAGCTACGAATGCTTGAAATTCTGTGCCATGGAAAATACATTTCCAATATACTCTCTTTGCCCGCGGTCGTCAAGATCTCGGCAAATGAATTAATTATTTCTTCTTCGGATAATTCTGAAAAAATTCCCTTTACTTGCACAAAGGCTTCTTCCATTTCCGGCTTTTCCACCGCAATAAAAAACTTTGCTTTCGTCACTTTTCCAGAAGTTTCAAATGTAATTAAATACACCGGTTTTGTTAACATTGGGCTGCCTGAAAAAATTCTACTTGTAGCAGCTATTGCATAATCTTTCTCTGACATTTATTTACCCTTCTTTTTTTTCTTTTCAAGATCATCGGTGGCTTCTGATAATTTATCAGAGGTTTCAAGTAATAACTTTTTTGCCTCTTGTTCAGCTCTTTTTGCTTGCCACTTATTTTCACGGGCGAGAATAATCTTGTTAGCAAGATCGTCTGCCAGCGCCTGGTCATCTTTAATTCCTTCGCAGAATTTTGGAAATCCAACCCATTTTAAATCGCCATATTCATGAGAAACGCTGGAACTTTTTGTAACAACGCCATAGTCTAATGCTAATTGTGCAATTTCTTCGTGCCTATCTATAACGCCAATTCCAAAATTAACTTTGAATTCACATCTACGTGGCCAAGGACCAAATTTAGACTTTTCAATCGTTGCCTTCATAAGATGACCAATCTTATTTTCTTTTTCATCTAAAATTTGCGCATCTTTACGCTGAACCGCTTCAAAATAAACGTTAGCGCTCAAAAAATGAGTGTATGTATTTCCGCCGGCAAATGTATGATCCGGACCATATTGGTCAAATCCATCTCTCTTATGATTAATAATAATCATTGGAACTTGCGCTCTATTAATTTCAAGTGAAAGTTTTCTGAATGTTGGAGTTAGGAACCTCGATAATAATGCCATATTGGCTTTACCAACAGCAGAAATATCTTCTCCAGGAGGAATAATAGATCCTAATGAATCTAGCACGATCATATTAATATTTAATTCTTTCGCAACAATTTTGTCGAATAAGCCTTCTTTTTTCTTACCAACTAATTTATGAGTTGCCTTATCTTCTTTTGGTTCTCCCAAAAGCATTTCAAAACACTTACGACCATTAACTGCGGTATCTTCATCAACAATTATAATTCTAGAAGTATCTAATCCAAGAGCCTCTGCCCATGATGGATCAAACGTTTGCTCTGAATCGATAAACATCTGCATGGCTTCTGGGTCCTCTTTTTGAGCCTCGCCCATAGCAATCATAGACATTAATGTCTTACCACTTCCAGATGGTCCGTAATATTGAATTAATCTGCCTTTTGGCAATCCACCGGATGATAGTGCATCATCAAGCGCTAATGATCCTGTTGGAATGGCGGCAACTTTTTCACCCACCGTCTCATGAGCCAATTTAAAATCTAACTTATCTTCGGAATCTGCAAAACTCTTAAAAAATGCTTCTAACTTATCGGTCTTCTTTGCCATATTAACCTCTATTATTCGTAGCCCTCCGGAGATGTAGCTTCGGTGGCTCCTGATTTATATCCTAGTATTGTTCTTCTTAGTCCTGCTGCAATATCTTTATAATGATGGTGCGATTTAATGACGATGTCGTATTTCTTTTCTAATAACGACTTTGTTCCTTTTGCACTGGCTAATTTTTCTTGCAGACTATCGACTTTGGGAGAGCTTTCGCCAGCCCATTTTTTCATTTCAACTGTTGTACGCGGAGCTGTAGGATCCGAATACTCTAACGATATCTTGTTTTTCGTACTATTTATCTTGCTTTCTAGATAAGATACTGTCTTAACCATTTTACCAAGATACTCAGATAATATATCAGCACATCTTAAAGATTGTTGTGATAATAACTCGGCGTGAGATAAGTCAATTGCATCAATACTTTGCAAGTTATGAAGCACAATTTGAATCTCTGTAATATCAAAATCATCAAACTCATCGTCTGTAGCAGTTCCTAACAGATCACTTACTTTCACTGTAGACATAATAATACCTTTAATGTTAATTATTTATTTAATTCTTCTAATTTTGCTTTAACTTGCGCACAAACATCATCAATTTGATTATGCATCATTCTTAAATGTTGATGTTGCATTAAACTCATCATAAATAAATATACTTCAAAACTAGTTCTTTTAGTTGATGGGGGCTTTAAAAAAATAATAATTCCAGCATCATCAGATTCAAATAAATCAGAGAATAAATCAGAGCCTTTGAAATTTGCTTCATCGTAAGACCTGCAAATTTTCTCGTATAAATTCCACTCGTCAGTAGTCATCTCAACTTTCTTATGATCTATGATTCGTAATGACATCTAACTTCCTTATGATCTTGAAAAGCTTCCCTTACCGCCCGCGCCTGACAACATTCTATTTCTAGCAGTTGCGGTTTTACTTTGAAGTTGTTGTAATTTAATCAAATCTTTTGCGTTTGATTGTCCACTTTTGCCGCCAGCAGCTTGCGCCATAGCTAAAGCAATTGGATGAATATCTTCTTCATCTTCTCCGGAAGGCAAAGCCGAAGAGATTTCTTGAGAAGTACCAAGCATTTCTTGTAAATCTGCCGCCACATCAGGATTTGATGTATCCAAATCTTCTGCGGAAACTCCATCTAAAAATTTTGTTTGCTTTTTAATTTGAGAAACCATCTCTTTAAGATGTTGAGTTTTACCTACAATTTTAGTTGCATCTGCATTTTTAAAAAACTTATTGGTAATAGCCTGGTCTTGAATACTAAGAGTGTCTTCAGGAAGCGTTACAGGCGCTTTAGCGGCGGGGGTTGGCGCAGGAGCATATACAATTTTATCCTCGCGCACATACCCGTGTGTGCGTAACCAATCTTCTAAATGATCGGGATGCTCAGTTAACTTTTCTAAAGTTACAGATAAAGTAGATAATAAAGCTTTCAATGCCGCATCCATTATTAATTGACCGCAAAATGGACACAAATTTTGGTCAACGGCATGTTTCCATTTTGGATTTATTTCAGAGCTACAAGATGTACATTTCATGACACACTCACGTTCTTTTGATTATATATCGAGCAATTACTAGGCGGCTTTTTTAGAAATTTTCTTAATTTTCTTTGTTAATTTAGTTCGTGATTTTACTTGTCTTTTTACTGGTTTATCTGCAATTTCGCCAGCTTTCTTAATTTTAGCAACCAAATCTTTTAATTTTGGACGAGTATCTTCTAAAGCCTGCTCTCTTTTTGCAATCTTTAGTAAATCTTGTGTGGCTGGATTCTCGGTAACCTTTAAAGAAGATGTTTCAGAAGTTTTAAATTTAAAACTGGGTCTATCGCCGTTGTAATTATTTCTTCGATATTTTTGAATATCGAAATCTGAATCATATGGACTTTCATGATTCTGCGCAAAGGCTTGCTGCATATGAGCCAGATGTTTCTGATATGGGGAAACATCTGGGTCGAGACCCACAAATTTAACAATTTGCCTTAATCCAAATGCAATTGCATATACTGCATGTGTAACTGCCATGACGGCTAAACTAACAAAAAAATTCTTGATTCTCTTCATCGTAATATCCTTATTATACAAATTTCTTAGGTCTTCCTCTTTTTGCTTTTTTTACAGCATTAAGAGACTCATCCTCCTCCGAGAGATTCGTTTCCGAGAAACTGCGAAATGATTGAAGTTCCCTGGGAGTTGGTTGAAAAGACCCGCCCACACTTGCACTGGCTGCAAATGTTGCGGCATTTGGTTGAGTTTCGCCTAACCACGTATTATTAATAGCTGGAATAACGGAGGTGATGCTTATATTAGATAATTGCGTGGTAGGCAAGGAACTGAAATCGGTTGTTCCTACAAAGTAGGAGCCATCTACAGAGCCTAATTTATTCGCTGAAGAAGTACATAGAGTGGAGGTGGGAGTAGGTCTAAATGCACTTGATGTAGCTTCTTCAACAAAATTTTTGATCGAGTTGCCAACTTGATCCGTATATTTTACATCTGCAAGATCCTTAAGCTCAAAGTTATTTTTAACTTCTTCTTTTAAGGTCTCGGTATTCTCTTGGAAAGAATTCACCAAAGCTTCTTTATCAAAATGCTTTGGTTTAATGAATTGTTGGAAATGTTTATTTATTTCATTTTGAGTCGGCTTATTTTTCGAATATCTATATTTTGCGTCGCCTTCTGGATTTACTTTTAATTGAAAGTTGGCAATAATATATGCGGCAAAATCTTCGATGGTCCCATTTGCCTTACTAAATTCAACTGTCTTTTTTAAGAAAAATGCCATAGTGTCTGAATTGTTCGAGACTAATCTATTCATAGTATTCTCCGGAGCTGATCCGTTTTCATCTTGAACGATAATCGTTCCAGATTCTGATTGATAGGCTTTTACGGGCAAGCTACCAGCTTTAAACCAGCGATATGCCGTTTGATACGAAATGCCCTCTTTTTTTGCCCAATCTTTCAGTTTCATGATCTTATTCTCCATTATGCATATACATCTATATACATTTATTATTTTTAATAATTATGTGTTATTACCTGTAGACTTATATATCAATTGTTGTCATTTTCTTCTTCTGGATCTATAAGACCCTCATCAATCAGAGAATCCTCAATCTCTTCAAGTAGTTGCTCCTTAGAAGACTCTTTTAGAGATAATTGAACTGCTTTTTTTGATTCTTTCAAAGAAACCTTTTTAGCCTTTAAATCTGCCGGAAGCTGAGGAGGAGGTAAAACTTGATACACCTCATCTAATGCTAGTCCCATTTCATCTTCATATAAATTTGCGTTTGCAGAGAAGCTAAGCGCAACTCCTTCTTCAAGAACAAACTTGACCTTATTATTTTTAATAAGATTCTGCAATTTATCTAGACTATCAGGAAAGATTGTTAATGAACAACGGTCGCCGCGTGCATCTTCAATTTCTGCTTTAACCATTGCGCGCCCATAATATTTTCCCTCTTTTTTAATCTTAAATTCAAAAAAGTTTCTTACAATGGCTTTCATTACTCTAACTCTATCTTTATTTTGCAATCTTTTCAAATCTTGGGCAGTAGCATATTGATCAGATTTGCCCCCAATTTTGAAAAAATCTTTATATGCAACAATTGGTTTACATACGAAAGATTCTCCAAGATAGAAATTTTCAAGCGCATAATATTCTGACAAATCCCAATCTTTTTCTTGTGGCCAAGGATAATTAAATTCTTCTTTAATCGGATCGTGTTTCTTCAGCCAAGAATTTAACTTCTTACGATAATCTGATACGTAAAGAAAAATTGACTTCCTGTTAATTTTAAATATATCTAGACAGCCGCTTGCGGCAAGTGCTTGAATTGCATTAGCTCTAACTTTTCCAGAATCTACCCTCGACATAAAATCTAAAAAGCTGGTGAATGGACGCTTAGAAATAATATCATTAATAGCTTCATCATTAACAAATTTTAATGCATCAAGACCCGTTAATAACTTATTGTCTTCTATTAATGAATAACTTAATAGTGATTCATTAATATTTGGCGGCAAGATTTTAACTTTATTTTTTCTAATTTCTTGTTTAATTTTACTGATATTTTTATCGGAATCTTGAGCATTAGACTTAACTTCAGCAATTAGATTTGCCAGTAAAAATTCAACTGGATAATGCGCTTTAAGATACGCAGTTTTATATGATAACATTGAATATAAAATTGAATGGCTCATATTAAAACCATAGCCTTGAAATTTATCTACAACTTCGTCCCAAATCTTTTTAGCAATATCTTCTAAAATATTATTTTTGACGCCGCCTTCAATAAATTCGCTTCTCCATTGTTGCGCCTTCTTGGGATTCTTTCCCTTTTCTTTGGTTAATTTTCTAAGACGATCGGCTTCATGCAATGACCATCCGGCAACATCTTGTGCCAAATACATAAGAGACTCTTCATACAAACCAAATCCATACGTATTACCAAACGCTCTCTGTAATGATGGATGCACTAAAGAAACTGGTCTTTTATGTTCTTTAGCGGCAATAAAACCGCTTCTAATATCACGGGCAGATGGACGGGCAAGTGAATTGATATGGCTAATATCTTCAACACATTTTGGCTTAACTTTTTTACAAAGATCAATGGTGCCGCCTGATGTGCCTAATTGAAATACGCAAAATGTATTTCCACTAGAAATTAGATCATATGTTTTTGTATCTTCATCATCATAATTTGATGGCTCTACTGGAAGTGGTTTTCCAGCCTGTTTAATAAAATTAATTGTTTTTTCTATAATATCTAGAGTAGATAAACCAAGTAAGTCCATCTTGATTAAACCATTTTCCTCAGCCCTATCTTTATCGTATTCAAGAACTAACATTCCTTCTTTATCACGACGAACTGGTACCAAACCAACTAATGATCTGTTGGATATAACCAAGCCTCCAGCGTGAGTTGACCAGGCACGATATTTGCCGCTAATAGAAGCGTACTGCCTTAACTCCGGATGCTTAATGGCATATTCTGCAAACAACGGAACTTTCTCTAAAGCCGATTCAATTGAAGTAATTTCTTTCGGAATCGCGTCAGCAATATTAGTGCCAATTTCTACGGCAGTTTCCTTAGAGCCGCCAAACTCACATGCACGAGCAATATCTCTGGCGAATACTTTTGGAGTAATAGTATTAACATTTGAAACGTGAGCTACATGTTCTTCACCATATTTATTACGAAGATATTCTTGGACCTTATCTCTGCCAGTTGGCGCGAAATCGGTATCAATATCTGGAAAGCTTGACTTCTCTTTATTATGAAATCTGGCGAAAATTAAATTGTACTTAATTGGATCGGCTTCATGAATGCCTAACAAAAATGCAATTAATGAACCTCCAACAGATCCTCTTCCAGTCCCAACTGGAATGTCATTTTTTCTTGCCCAATTAATATAATCTGCTACGATAAGCATATAGCTTGAGAACCCATGAAATTCCATAACGTCAATTTCTTCATCTAGGCGCTCGCGATATTGAGCCATTTTATCTTCAGATATTTTTGCCTTCAATTCACGCTCACAAACATACCTTAAATATAATTTATCTTCTTCTAAATTTTTATCATGTTCACTATTGTCTTTTTCCCACTCTTTAAGCCACTCTAAAAAATTTAGATAAACGGGCTCATCCTTAACGGGAAAAATTGGCAATTCTTTACCGCTAGGATTGGAGAATTTTGGATCGATCCAATCTGGGATTTCGCACTTGTCTGCAAAATAGATGCTATTTTCACATATGGCGTCAGCATCATCTGGAAATAATCTTTCGAAGAAAGATTTTACTTCATCTCCAGTTTTAAGGTAAAACTCTGGAACTGGATACTTTACTCTAAAATCTGAAAAAATAGATTGATGAGATCCGATTGTAAGCAAAGCATCATGTACTTTACTCTCTTCTTTTTTTGCATAATGCGTATTGGTTGTTGCAACAATTCTAATGTTATGCGTTTTAGCCAGCTTGATAATTTGTCTATTAACCAAATCTTGATCTAAACTATCATGATGAAGATTTGCATTTCTCTTCATGCTATTTGGCTGAACCTCTAAACCAAGGTCATCTCCAAAGATTTTTTTCAAGCGAAGCGTAGCTTCTGTGGCGCGGTCGAAATTTTGCTTCATAAGCAATTGTCCCAAAATTCCGTTGGAGCATGATGTTAAACAGATAACTCCCTCAGAGTGATCTTCCAATAACTTCCAATCAATTACAGAATAAACTTTATTGCCAAATATAAATTTGTTATCGAATCCCTTGTAATTAAGAGTTAATATATTTCTATATCCCGTAGCATTTTTTGCTAAGAGAATAATGTGACGAAATTTTTCGTCTCTTTTAGAGGCTTCATCCTGAAAATAAAACTCAGCGCCAATGATAAGTTTTACCCCTGTATCACGGGATGCTTTTAAAGCATCCCAGGCGCCTGAAAAGGTGCCATGATCAGTAATTGCCAGCGCCTTTTGTCCAAGCTCTTTGGCTCTAAGAAACAAATCTTTGGGAGATGGCAATGCATCAAGAATCGAAAAATGAGTATGGTTGTGCAATGAAACAAATTCAGTCATAATATTCCTCCGGGTGTTATGGAATAAAGCATCGGAGCTATGAAAGCCGCTACAATCTTATTAAGGAAGATTGCGTGCAATAACCAGGGAACACGTTACAAAATGTAATGTTACTATATTACCCTACTACAGGTATAATAATTTTTAAATCTTTGCTGTCAAGTGGCTTATTTTGATCAACAAAATTATGAATATATGCAAATTGTTTCTTCCAAAATTTTTTGTTAGAAGTTTTTCTACATATTATTTTCTTTAAATCTTCGTGATTAAGCTTTTTCTTTTCAAAAAGTTCATGGGCAACAATTTTTATAATGTCCCAATGTTGCTCCATAAGAATGCGGGTCTCTCTCATCATTTTCTTTTTATATAAATATCTCTTACGCCCAGCGGGCGCAAGATCATTAATTTTAATTATCTTGGCGATTTCTTTAATATCATCCTCTACACCATCTTTAAGAACGTTGGGAAATATTCTAGAGCCGGTCACATCTTGATAAAAAATCTTTTCCGCCATCAAACCGGCATAATTAATATAAATATCAGATTTAATCAAAAAATTAATAAATCCAGGATCTTTAGATTGTTCATCGGTTATTACTTCATAGTTAGTTTCGCCACTAATTCTTCTATTTTTGAAAACAGATACATCAGGAATCTTCATAAACATTAATAAACCGCAAACTGCGTGCCCCGCTTCATGATAACACGTTGATATGTATGAATGATTTTGAGACAACTTTATTGTAAATTTGTAAAGATTACTGGAACTGTTAACCATGGATTCATCCTAACTGTTGAAGTAACTCTTCGAGTTTATTAAGGATTTCTTGGCAATCGGACTTTTTACATTTAACTTGTAATTTATTTGAGCCGAAAGGTCCATGAATTGTTAAATTTTCATTTTCAACATAAAGAATGCCAGCCTGTGTAAAATGCTGTAATTCTTTGAACCCATTACTCTGAAATAATGACAAAAAATCCTTAGTTACCGAAACACTCAACATCATCAGTAGGGCGACGCCGCCACATTTAGAACAACTATTAGGCGTGACAATGCGCTCTATCTTCATGAAACTCCTTACTTTTTATTGATTGGCTGTCCACGACTTTCCAATAAATGAATGCAATATTTAATTTTTGCATTTTCAATACTTTTGGTTTCCCTATAGGGACCGGAAAGCTCTTTAACCATATCTTTATGCGCTGTAAGTTTAGTGTCTGCATCTTGAGCTTGCTCAACCTCATACATGCCAGCTTCGGCAGATAAAATAGCTTTTCTAATCTCTTCGTCAGTCTTACTCGCAGTACCGTCAACAAACTCGCCCGCAAATTTATTTAGTATTTTAGTATATTTCTCTGGAAAATCACTCATAATTAATACCTCTATTATTCAATAATCTTGGCACTCTCTGCCAAGAAACCTAATACATGTTCATCACGAACACGAACAAACAATGATTGCAAATAACCATTTTGGTTTAATTCTTTAATCAAATCATCTGGATTTTTTTCTGGATTTGATCTGGTAAACGTAGTTTTTAACATATCAACCACTTCTTGATCAGATAATTGGGCGTCTGGCTCATCATCTCTAATTTTATCTAAGATAAGAGACATCTTAGCATTATTAGCTCCCATGCTCAAAAATCTTTCTTTATCTGCGTCCGGTAAAGAATCCCAATTTACTTTAGCTTGTTGGGCAATGTATTGAGCCTCTGGCAATACCAGCCAGTCTGGAATTTTAAAATCATGAGCGGCAACTAACTTCGCGGAAATTTGATTAACGGTAGCACTTTTTCTTTGCATATCGATACGACCAGTTGCCGCTTCCATTACCACTTGATGTAATTCTTCAAAAGTTGGTTTGCCTAATTTTTGTGCAAGCTCATCATTCAATGGCATTAATTGAATTTTAGAGCCGGAAACCAAAGTAACGTGAAATTTCATGTCTTTTCCCGCCACAGATGGTAGACCATCCTCAGGAACTTTTATGTAAAAAATTCTATCTTCACCAATTTTTAATCCCAAAAGGTTTTCATCAAATTCTTTTATTGATGATGCTCCAACTTTTAACATTTCACCATCAGAACACAATGCTTCAATTTTTTGCTCTTCGGCAAATCCTTCATAATTAATAATGATAGAATCATTCATTTGAACAAAATCTGTATCAGAGTATGGGATTTGTTGTCCATGTTGTTCTCTAAGTTGTTGTAAAATCTCTTCAGCAACTTCTGTTGTCGATTTTGCCGCCGGCTTAGGAATTTCTAATTCTTTATATTGTCCAAGAACAAAAGTTGGATGAACCGCCAACTTAAAATCACAAGTAAATTTACCGCCATTCAATAACATTCCGGTAAATTGAGGCGCGCCGAATGGCTTTAAGTTTTTTTCAAACATAGTGTTATGAAAAGCCTCTTCTGCCAAAGCTCTTTTTAAAGATTCGTTAATTTGATTTTTATAGTGATTTTTAATTGCATCGACACTGGCTTTCCCCTTACGGAAACCAGGAACGGGAGCCTTCTTGAACATTTCTACTATTTTAGATTTTGCGGGCTCAATTTCGTCGTAACCAACTTCATAGTGAACGCTTAACTTACAATATTCAATTTCTTCTACTTCGATTTGCATATATTCCTCGACTTATATAGTGGGTATCTGATTTAGAATTATATCACCAAGAAACTTCCCCATACTTTAAATTTCTATTTGTACTCATTTTTCCCTCTTGGCAAGAGTCTAAGAAATCACAAAATCTACAAAGTGGGCTTGGTGTTGGCGTAAAATTTGTCTCAGTCAACATTTTATGAGCGTAATCAATATATTTGGCTTCAACATCTAATATCTCTTGTTTAGAGAATTCTATAGTAATATATTCATAATTATATCTTAACAAGATATATGATGCTCTAATTTTTTCTAGAGCGGGATCTTCTTTCATAAGAACGTATGCGTACGTGAGTAACTGAAACCAGTCATCTTTAATATACTTCTTATTTTTAACAGTTTTATAGTCGCATACATGAAGAACATTATCGGCATCAATTTGAACTCTGTCAATGGAGCCATTTAATAAAATATTTCCATTAACCAATAATTCGAAACCTTTTTCACAAGCAATTACGTTAGATACCGAATTATTTTTCTTATCATCAGACATTATTTTTAAATATTGGCTAATAATTGTCCAACACTCTTCGCGAGCCTCTTTAGTCATTTTAGACTTATATTCAAGTAAGGCGTCGCGGTATACATTGGTCATAACTTCATGATATGGTTTAGTTGAACCATTAATATAAACCATATGAAAATCTTCTAATACTTTATGGCAAAATTTGCCAAAAGTATGAAAATCCCACTCTTTTCTTGGCAGCTTTAAATTATAAGCAAATTCAAATTTCTTTTTACAATCTATATAAGTTTTTGTTTTAGATACACTAAGTTTAATAATATTCTGCATTTATTTTCCGTTGTAATGTACCTATAACGGAGTGGAAAATAATTGAAAAACCTAAAATTAGAATAAAACACGACGAGCAAATGGAATCCATTGAAATACCATGCCGGCACCCTTGCCACCTCTAGAGAATTTAATTTGATACAAAGCCCCGGCATCAGGGTCTCTAGGTTGATAAGGCGTCTTAGAAATAATCCACTTATTGGCAATCTGATCATAATAGTAATAAGTCATAGTATTATCG